GCTCTCTTAAAAACAAAAGCAGAACCCAACTCTTGAGCCTCAGTCATTGCTGATGAACTAATATCCCCACCAGCCTTTTTTGTTTTACCTATGGTTATAACTTGTTGTACGTCTGGACGTTTTGGATCAAGCCATTGAATAGCTACTGAATCCTTAAAAGATGACCATGAATTTGGTATGTCTTTGTACTCATATACTTTACCTACTTTATTTTTCTTCTGCTTTTGATTAGCCTTCAACAACTTAGATTTAATAACACTATCAAACCCATCAATATCTGTAGATAGATCAATTTGATTTCCATTCTTAGGTAAACTAGAAAACTTTGTTTTACCTTGTTGTTTAACCATCCAAAAATCAGAGCACGAGAATAATTCTTCCATCAAAGAAATAAATCCTTTCCTATCAGGACATGTACGTGGTACTTTATTGTAATCAGTAGAACTAAAATCTACTTTTGGATTGGCCATAAAAAATCCCCCTCTAGTATTTAGAGGGGGATGGTCTTAGATATCTCCGTCTTTTCGGTTCTCTGATTGGAATATATCAAACTCACCATCTGGATATCGTGCTGCTAACTTCATCATGTTAGTAACTACTATAGTCTGGAAGTCTACATCTAATGCATTACAAGCTTGTGCGATGTACCAAAACACATCTCCAAGTTCCTTCACCATATGCAACTTAACGTCACCATTAAGTTCTTTACCTTGGAAAGCAATCTTCTTTACTATCTCTGTGAACTCTCCACCTTCTGCACTGATACCAACAGCAGCAGTAAGGAGTCTAGGAATATCAACACCTTTAGATTCTAAATCTTTAATTCTATTAATGAACTCATCTGTATTTTTAGATGGGTGGCTTGTAGTACCGTCAACAAATTCTAGGTACTTATTATAATCAACTGTTTGTGTCATTGTGGATCTGAATAACGATGTTCTTGTGAGTGATAGGTATCAGCAGCTTGTGCTGGTTCTATCATTTTAACGTCCTTCCAATAGTGTCTATAGACTAGAAGGTTGCATTGACTTACGCCATGCAGTTTGCCTGGGTCATCCCATTGCCTCACACATAATGTGAAGTAAGGACTATGTTTATCAAAGAAGTTAACGAAACCTCTTTCTCCATTGAATTCAACGATGTCTCCATGTTTAAACATTCCATTCAGCGAATTTACTAAGGCGGTCTTGGTTGTTTTTTATTGCACCAAAAGCATTAACGTCTAGATCTTCTTCCTTCTCACTCATGATTTCAGAAGTAGATTCTACAACATCAAATAACTTCATCTTCGCTCTATCTATACCTAAAACAAACTTACGATTTGAAGTAGGATCATTGTACCTGTTCTTCAACTGCTTAACCATTATTCTACCTTCCTGTTCCAGTTCCTCGCTAGATATGAGAGCGAACATAAGGTCAGCAGTAGCAGGGAGTCCAAAGGATTCTGAAGTGTCAGTGAGGTCAGGATCACTAGACCCGAAACCAGAACGAGTAGTTTGAGTAGCACTAACAATCGGTAAGTCAAACTCGACAGCAAGACCCCGAAGCTCTTCAGCAATCGCTTTAACATAGGTATAGGAATTAACAATAGCACCTTTATATCTTACACTAGCACAAATGTTAAGGTAATCTATAAAGATTATATCAGGTTTGAATGACTTCTTAAGATTCAGTTCATTAAGTAAAGATCTAAAATGTCCAGCATGAGCTGACGCAGTAGGATATTCTTTAATGATAACCTTACCTTTAGTTTTCTTCTCAAGATCAGCGATCTTAGATTTAAACATCATCTGAGGTAGATCAACAATATCTTTAATGTTAACATTCAAACAGTTAGCATCAATACGTTCTGCAATCTTTTCCTCAGACATCTCCATAGTAATGTACAAAACATTCTTACTTCGCATCAAGCAAGCACTAGCCATGTGACACATGAATAGAGACTTACCAACACCTGTACCAGCTAATGCTATGTTGAGAGTCTTGTTAGGAAGACCACCCTTAGTGATGTAATTAAACTTCTCTAAGTCAAACGGCATCTTCTCTTCATCTCTATGGTAGAACTCATACCTACTATCAGCAGACTCAATGTAATCATGTCCTACATGCTCATCAAAAGATACTGCTAGGGCATCTTGTAATATACTAGGGATAGCATCCTTAGATAATTTCTCATCACTACCATCAGCAATCTTAACTGACTTAAGTAATGCATTATAGATTGCTTTATCCTGACACCACTTCTCAGTAGAGTCAGCTAACCAATCAGCATCAACCCAATCTTCATTAAGATCATCCAATCTAATCAGAGAATTTTTATAGGTCTCATCTGTAAGATCAGACCTATTCCCTAGATTAATTTTCAGAACTTCTTTAGTAGGAGTCTTATCATACTTAGATGAAAAATCCTGTATCTCCTCAAAGAGAACTACATCAACAGCATCTTGAAAGTAATCAGACTCAAGATGAGGAACTACCTTTCGATAGTACTCCTCATTACAAAGTAGATTCCGAAGGATAGTATTTTCTATCCTCTCAGTTGCCATAACTATACTCCGTTCTTGCTGCCTCTTCTAACTTAGCCATCACTTCGTCTGTGAAGTACTTTTCAGGATTAGCAAGAACAGATTTAGGGTAAACAGAAGTTTCACCGAACTTGATACGGTTGCCCACCCTTGTAAAGATGCTGTACTTCTCACCAAGCTCCAAGAGTCCATAGTACTTGTCCAGTCCACGCTCATCGAAGTATAATCTAGTAGCAACTTTGGAACCCTCCTTAGATAGTCGTGATTTTTTGGCTTCACACTTAATAATGTTACCCACTAAGTCTGTACCTTCCTTTTCTTTCGATTTGGATAAGTATATTATACTAGATGCAGCATACTTTAGTCCAGCTCCACCACCCATTTCTTTCATTGGCACATAGGATCCTATCACATCATATGTGTGATTCGTAACAATCATAGGAACCTTTGCCTGTCCAAGCTTCAAGGTTAATACCCTGAATGCACCCTTGATCAATTGAGATTTGGTCATGTCCCTAACTTGCTTATCGTTAGCAACATCTTCCATCTCTTTTGATGTACTCAACATACCAAGAGAATCAAGAACAAACATTAATGGTTGACGCTGATCCTTTGGTTCTTT